TATAATCATGCTTGGTTGGCAGGGAACAGACCAGATATTATCGCCAATGCGCTTACTATTTCTCCCGTTATGGTGAGCGTTAACGGTCGGTATGAATACGATCAAAATGGTTATGTGAAACAAGACCAAAGCGGTGTGGTAACACACGAAGTGCTTGTCGTGGCAGCTGAACCAGGTAAATTCTGGTATGTACTTGATAGCGAAAATGATAAAGGTTTTGTACGGTTTGCTTGGGACTATATATTCATCGCGCCTAAAATTGGTTACTTAACTTATCTATCTTCTATGATGGTGTACAAAAAAAAAGGTGAACCAGCTCTTTACTTTCATAATCCAAAAGATAATAAATTGGTTCCGTTTGCAGATGGCCAAATAGTTGGCGGTGACTTGTTTAAGTTGTTTTTTGGTTCATACGCTAACATGCACATTCAAACAGTAGAAAAGCTACCGTTCGATGTTGCTCATTACTCAATAACTACTAAGTAGTATGGAAATGTTCAAATTAGGCTATAAAGACGCTATAAAAGGCGTTATAATGTCTGTATTGAGTTCGGTATTAACAGCTTTGCTAGGGATTATCCAGCAGAACGGTTTAGCATTGACTAATGCAGAGCTAAAAACCGTTGCTACCGTGGCAATTACTACATTTTTAAGCTACTTACTCAAAAACTTTCTTACAGATGAAAACGATAAATTTGTCGGTAAAATCTAGGTTTCTGAATTTGTCCAACCGTCCATGGGATACTGGACAATTATAGAACTTAAAACAGGCTTTACGGCCTGTTTTTTTCTTGGCTACAATGAGTGCATTTTTCAACACAATACACATGACTATATTCTTTCCCATCTACGACCATCCCAAAACACCCACCATGTCCGCTGTGACAATGACAAGGACAAGTTTTATTTGAGGTATTAGTCATTATTTTTGCATTTTTTCTTTCTTCAATATTCCACCCATTCTTTATAAACCTCTTCCCCCGTATTCGATACCCCATCTTTGGAAATCCATACGCCGTGAACAGGAATAAACCAAAGATAAAGATTGCACCAAGAATTGTTTCAAACATACTAAAAGTTTAAAAAAAGGTAGTTTTACAGCTCTACCAACTGTTTCCAAAATGGAACTAGTTACGCGGTGCCATCAGGACTGAGCGTAGGCCTCCCATTACGCTCTGAGAGCTCAATAGGGGACGTAGCAGTATGGACTACCTTACTAGACACCCACCACAGCTCTCTACAGCCTGTACAGCGCATTTTTGACTCGTGTCCGTGGATTCCTAAGCGGTCTACACCTTCTAGTGGTATAAACGGTTTCTCTTCCTGACAGAACGGACACACGATCATGGGAACAAAGGCGATGAGCGACATAGTTTCCTCCTTACAGGTTATCAAGGCTTAAGGCGAATACTAGCAAGACCTACTATTACGATTGCGACAAAAAAACCGTAGAAAAAATCGAACAAAACTATCTTGTCATTTTCGCAATTATACGTATTAACGATTTTAACAGGTTGTGTGAGTCCGGTTATGGTAGTTCCTATTCCACCATCTTTAACGTTTAAGGTTGTCATATTTACGGGTTATCAAGGCTTAATTGTACATTTACAATCACAGCTATATATTTTAAATCCATCAAACTCTACATAACCACACTTACCAAAAGAATTAAAACATCTTTTTGTTTTTAAGTGTGAATCAACCACTTCGCACACTTGCTCGCACTTCATACACTTAGCAGCGATAGGTGAGTCGCAACATTTTGATTTAATGGTCATAAATTTACTTTAAAATACTCCAAAGATACTCCTCGATTTTTTGGTAGGCGGTGTCGGGCGTAAGCAGTAATCTACCAAGATGTTCTGCAAAACCTAGACGTTGGAAAGGCGTCGAATCTGGAACGATCTCCTTCAAATTCCTCAACACATCCTCCACCTGCCAGGCGGGGCAGATTTTATTTTCGATTTGTCCATATTCATGAATTGCTGACAAACAACATATAATTAACATTTCATCCCAATTTACATACCACCAATGCCCCTCAAACCCCGGTACGAGAATGCTAAGATGCTGACAGAGTTCCGGCGAAAATTTTTCAATCATAGTTCCTTCTTAAAAATAACAATCGCTGATGGAAATGGCGCAGGATTCTTTTGGTCATCAAATTTCAATCTGCCTCTAATAAATCTTATCTCTGTAGCCTTCATGCAATAATCATGCCACCATTTCGTATCGGTACGGCTAGGAATGAGAAGCACAACTGTCTTGCCTTTCTGCCACTGCTCATAACTTTTTGCGATCCACTTCGGCAGCTCACGACCATAAGGCGGATTCACGAAGTTGCTATTTCCCCAATCACTTAGGAGACCGTCGATTTTAGGTCTTGGCGGACAAGGGTCATGGTCAAAAGCAAACTCTGCTTCAAGCACCTGATATACTGCCTTTGGTGTTTTCCAATCCATTCTTAACGAAGAAAAATGAACTTTCATATTTTGGCTTTTAACCCCGATACGAGGGAGGAGAGGTGGCGGCACATTTCGAGCGAGAATGTTTGTGGGGTCATACGCCAAATTCATTGTTAATTGCCGCAACTTCTTTAGTATCGTTCTTTCTACGTTCTCCGTCACTATGGAAGATAGCTTTTGCTTTATCGCCCTCCATTTCTACCACCCAAAAATCATCGTGCTCTAGTTTACTCATACCGTGCTTTATCGCCTGTTCTACGGTCGAAAACCGTTTTTTGTCAGTGTCGTAACATTCACCGAATCCATATTCTACATTGCCAACAAAATGTGGCTGAACGTACATGTACTTTTTTTCTTGGCTCATACAGGGCGTTTGAAGAATAAAGTGTAAGAATCTGAATCAAGCCAGTTTATAGCTGTGATTAGTTCATATCCTTCTTTCTCATATTTCCTGAAAGTATTACCGATATTCTCTGCTTCGACCATTCTAACTGAATGCTCAAACCGTTGTTTGTGTTTTTTCATATTTACGTCTAAAAGTTATATAAACACCTAAAGAAACATTCATTATATCTACTAGTTCCCACCCTATCGCAGTATAAGAATTGATCATTGACAGAAGACTTTTTTTGCTTAAAGCTGTGTTACCGACATATTCATATTTTTGTTTGTGTTTTTTTGGTTTGGGGGTCATATAGATATTAAAAATGCTACTAATACTATGCGCGCGAACCAGAACGAAGTAATAAGATATGCTACTGCGAGTCCATCAAAAATAAATCCTTTCGTTTTCAGTCTCAAAACTCCTAAAAACCACCAACAAATTGACGCAAATACAAACTTTTCAATCATACACTCAACATCTTATCGAGCGCTTCCCAAACGCTCGGGTCCTGATCAACGAGATCGTCTTTTTCTAAATTCCATTGACAATAAGCCCATTGAGTATCAAGTTTTTTTATCCCACCATTCCCGATAACTTCATAACGTCCCGGACGTTTAATCTCTAGCACTCTTAGAACATGGCTCAGACGGATCGGATGGCCGATGACCTCAAATTCACCACCATTTTTGATTTCATCCTTGGAAACATCTAATGTCATCGAACCAAAAGGTATAGAAGTGATCCAAACTAATCCTTCAGGCCTTCCCTGTCCGACGTGTGAAAGAACGTAGTAAATAGAGTAATCGCCATAAACTTTATAATGACGGTGAAGTTCAGCACCAAAACTCAACTCCATCAGTTCAGGACACGCCACGATGATTTTTGCACGAACAGCTTCGTAATGTGGGTTAGTGGGCATAGGGTTATTTTAAGTTGATTGTAACACCGACTCCATCGCTATTTTCGATGTAGCACTTGAAAAACTTCTCAGTTTCTAAGAAATTCTTGAAATCTTCGATGTCTTTAAAATCAATAAACCAGAATTTTTCGTCGGGCATCTGTCTGCGGCAGTGTTTGTGGGGTTTATTATCCGATCCGTAACAACCTGAACAATCAATTTCACAGTGGCTCTTCCCCTTAGATAGCCATGTACCCTCTCTATCTGAGAATTTTTTATCAAATTCTGAGATGGAACAAATACGTTCTTGCCAGACAGGGAAATCACCAAGCTGCGCATTGGATGCGGGTTTGGAATGATGACAAGAAATTTCGTAACAATCACCACACCTTTTTCCTTTAACGATTATTTTCATACATTTCTCATTATTCCCCACTCTGCGAAGATGTAGAGGCGGGGGAGTTAAGTACTTCATTTAATTCAGAAAGCTGTGATATGAGTTCAGCTCTTTTATTCCACAAACGACCATAAGACTCTTCTGTACCACTCATGCTTTTTAATATATTAGTAAGTTTTTTTATCTCTTCTTCGATTTGAATTGCGATCATATAGTATCTAGGTTATTTAAGAATTCTTGCACTCCCTGATTAAATCCCACACAATCACACTCTCCCGCTGCTAAATGGCCATTACACGTTAAACAATATGTTTGATAACCTACAATTCTTAATTTAGGAGCCTTCTCCCTCACCATCCCCAAAATCAGTTCTTTGTGTTCGGTAAGTTTTTGGGTGATGAGGTTTCTGAGATTAACATCAAGATTCTCTGCAATACTTGCCTCTAAATCGAGATAAACAGGAGTGTATATTTTGCAAAATTCGCTTATCACTTCCTCGTTAAATTGTTCAAGAGGGGTTGGCATAGGTTATTTGCTTGCTAGTTTTATTAAAGCAATTCCGGCTGCAACCATCAGGAAAAGTAGTCCGCAACCAAGGTCTGTCCAAAATGATTTTGGTATTTCCATATCACTCTAAAGCTTTAAGAATTTCTTGGGCTTTTTGTTTTGTTTCCGGACAATTTCTGCATGAGCAATTCGTATCCATCATCTCCTCGCAGATGCGACGGGCGATATTGGTAGCAAACAATCTTATATTGCACGGTTCAGGATTGAAAGTTTCGTCAGTGAGTATTTTTTCCATCTTCTCCCTAATCGTTGGTTGATTAGAATTATAATCCTTCACACGATCTAACCAATCACTATGATCATGAATTGTGCAAGGGACGCTATCGCAATAGCTTGTTTTTTCTTCAATTGTTGGTTCGGTCATAGTAGTAAAGTTTAAATTTCTGTTGTTAAGAGTGATTCAATCTTTCGTTTTGATTCCTTTCTAAAATCAATTTTTTTATTTTTTCAATTCGACATTCAAGTTCTTCAGTAGTGAATGTTTTTGGAATACTCATTTCTTAAATACCGGTATTTCCTCTCCATTGATTAGTTTAATGCTGGTTAGTTAAGAATTATTTTTTCTGATGTCTATAGTATTGTTTATCTTCGGTTGGCATTCCTTTTGTTGAAATAAAAATTGGTTTAGGGCGATCAGTGATATGAATCGGCAATTTTAGTTTTTTGTAATACTCAATTTTTTCTGTTTCATCTTTATAGACAACATCCACAAAAAAATCTGAACTTAACGTTTTTGGTTTAGAAAACATTGTTCGTAAGTTTTCTAATATTTTTTTCTGAAAATTTGGGTCATGCAGATTTATGGAATTATTTTTATTCGTAATCATATTTATTCCTTCCTCCCCATCCTCTCAATCAGCTTCTGTTTGTAAAGTTTAGCTCCACTAAGATTCTGGTGAACATTTCCGATAGAATAGCGGAAATCATGCTCTCCCATTCCATCTATTCCCCAATTAGTTTTTCCAAAATTACCATCTTCGTTAACATACCAATATGGTTCAGATAGCGTTGGCTTCCACGGTTCTTCGAGGAGAGACCAGCCATCATTTTCAAGTTCTTTTTCTGTTTTATATCCATAACAATATTGATAGCTATCTTTCTGAGAAACGAAATATATTTCACCACACACACCAAGTATCTTCCGTTTTCCACCGTCTTTATTAACTAAGATTTGTCCTGGTTGCATAAAAATTATTTAAACATTTTTAGCAAAAATATTATCACCAAAAACCAAAATAATATCTTTAATGTATAATCAATTAAAGTTGGTTCAGCAAGAGATATATCCATTTTAATAGAATTTTTAAATGTTTTCATTTTATTTAGATTTAAGTTTCTCGATAATAGATTGAATTTCTTCCACGTCACTAGCGTTGTAATACGTACTACCGCCACTTATATCTTCTTGCATTTCTTCCAAAAAATCTTGAGCGGCTGCAAGTGTGTATGCTTTTCCCACACCTCCACATTGATCAATCCCCATACTATACCCCCAACTAAAACCATCGGCCTCTGCTTTGCTTGAGCATTCAATGTATCCTTCAAAACACCCGTTAGTTACTAAAGCAACTTTAGTTTTTGTCATATTTTATAATTTAATTTTTTTAAGGTTTTCTAAAATATTTTTCCTTCATGGTATTTTCCTGTTTCCTCTATAAGCTGTTCTCGGGTTTTCATAAATTTATTCTCTTACAAACTTAATTTCTATCCCCATAAATGCTTTAATTTCTGACATAGGCAACATATCGAATTCAGAATAATGACACATGTCAACATACTGATGTGGTGTTATTTCCAACTCTTCAGTTTGTTGAGCCATGAGAGTTGAAAATACTTTATAAAATTCTTCTTTGTTTTTGATATTTTTTTTATCTTCTAAATAATCGCTTAGACGGGCTGTCCGCATACTACTTCGGTAAAAATTCTTTAATTTCTGTTTTCTTTTTCTCTATCCATTCTCGTAAAAACACATTGAATGGCTGAGACTTCTTGGTGCATTTATCCCAGTAGACGTATAACGTACGTTGGAGGCTCGCCATGGGGTTTTCTTGACCGTTTGGCACCTCTACGGCTTCGGCGGGTACGTCGCTTTCATAAAGAATGTTGGGTGCAAATAATGCCCACCCCCACGTACCTTTGAGCGAGAACAAGAACGCTGCTTGTTCTGGTGGTAGTTCGTTGGTGACTAAGACCACCTTGAACCCGTTATCTGCTAGTGTCTCCACTTTGGTGATCTGAGAGGGGAGACTGACTTTTATGTTTTCGTTGGTCATATTCTATATATTTTTTTATTCTTCTGTAGAAGAAATAATTATCGATAATTACATAAATAATCACACCTATAGCACCAAACGAAATGATAGTTGAAATTGCTGTTATGTATAGTGGAATTTTTTGGAAAAACATAGATGTTTTCGCGGGTCACACAGTTACAAGTTTTTTAGTTTCTATTTCTGGATTGTAATGCCAGTTTTTTTTGATCTTGTGCCGATTTTTAATTCGACGATCATAGTCGAGATACATAGTTCTTATTCTATACATTTCTGTCTCAGTTATTGCCGTATCAAGCAGCTGATAACAATGATTGATCTGCTCATCTTTTGCGATGTCACCATCACTAGAAAATACTGATCCTGGGTATTTGTAGATGTACTTAGTCGCTATTTCTTTTTTAACAAATTCTATGTGACGTTTTATCCCGTCATAATCATGGTTTGAAATGTTCATATTTTTTTATCGTTCATGTATCGTTTAACTTTATCTTCAAGATACTTTTTTTCCCACACCCAATCGCGTTTTGTATATTTTTTGGTCAAATCTTCAAGTCCACGGATAATTGCCAACAACTCACAAAAGTCTTTAATTTCAGCCCGTAGCGTGCCAAATTCACCCCTATGGCACTGACGGCAGAGTGCGATGATTGCGTACCACTCGTTCAGTTGCTTACCGCTGTACTGGATTGCGTGGTGCCATTCAAGATTATTCTTAGCAGTACACCAGGCGCATTGTGCCATGTGAGGCGTGTTAGACAGCTTTTTTTTCAGCTTATCGGGAATCAGTCGCATAGATAATTTTTAAAGTGCAAATTTGGTTGCAGTTGAGACAAAGATTATGTTTTCGGGAGTAGGGGAATGTCTCAAGCTTTTCTGTTTTCTTGGTGACTAATGATTTGCAACATTCGGATAAAACCTCGAATTTCGCGTCTACTCTTTTCATAGGAATTTTTGAATTGCTTTTTCAAAACTTGTCTGCTTGCTGGTTGACCACGGCGCTCTTGGAATGTGTACACCGCGCTTACGAGCTTTGTGGACGACGTAAGAGACAACACTTTTTTTGCAGCCGATCTGTGCCGCAATGCTAGCATTGTCCATGTGTGAATTTTTTCTGAGTTCGATTATTTTTTCAATTTGTTCTTGGGTGAGTAGGGTCATATTTAGCAATTCTTCAAGTAGTTTTTGATAGTCTCGATTTTGTTTTTGATGCTAGTATCAGTAATTTCAGGAACAGGAACAGTAAGCAAAAGTGTAATATACGATTTGAACTTGTCTTGTTCAGGTTTAAGCAGTTCAGCTTTTTTATCTTCCTCAAGTTTCTTTAGTTTTTGCTTTTCAACTTCCGCTACTTGAAGTTTTTCTTTTTCTTCCTGTTCTATTTTTTGTTTCAACTGTTTTTCAATTTCATCTTTCTTTAATTTTTCAGCTGAAAGTGTTTTTTCCTGTTCTGCAATTTTAGATTTTAAGATTTCATTTTCTAAGCGAATGCGCTCTTTTTCTTCGGCTTCTTTTTTTTCTTTTTCGATTCGTTCTTTTTCTAGCTGTTCTTCAATTTTTTTCTTTTCCTCAGCAAGTTTTTTTTCTTCTTGAATTTTTAGAAAGTCTTCTTGTAAACGTAGATGATCTTCGATAGGGGAGATAAGTGAGGTTAAGAATCTTGCTATAGCGTCAATAGCTTGTCCTTTTCTTAAACTTTGTTCTTTCAGTGACTTTCTGGTTTTCTCAATTTCGATACGCATTTCTGAGAATTTTTTACGTGCTGTTTTTGCCATCTCCATTTCAGTTTTTTGTGAAGCATCGGTAACTACAATTGCTTTAGCCTTGCTTTCCCATTCTTTCGCAACAAATTCATAATCACCAAATTTTTCGATGATATTATTTGACTCAACAACTTCAAGATTGCTTTCGGTAATTATTTGGGTTAGTGATTGTGTTTCGTTTTGCATATTATTTTTCAGGAGTAAATTTTTTAGGTGGAAATAATCCAGGATATTTGTCTCGTAAATACTGCTCTTTTTTATCTTCGTCTTGTGGTTTTTTAAATCCTCTAAAAAAATTTATGATGTCTTCGTCTTGCATATTAGCAAGCTGTTTTCCAGCCGAGGTAGAAGAACAAGAGAATGACGAGGCCGAGAGTTATGTAGTTAAGCATAGGGTTATTTTAGGAGTTCGGGGTTTTCGTGAATATCTCCGACTATTTCCATTTCAGAACTTTCAAACTCTCGCAATAAATAATCACCTATCACATACGCCCCAGCTTCTTGTATTACTTCCAATAATAACGTTGGTCTGTCGCCTTTTGAGGGATTGTAATAATTATTTTTTATTGTGATAATATGCCCCTCGTAAATCTCCTTACCGTTTTTGTCCTTCAGTCCTATATGCTCCGACCAATCCTCTAACTCTATGTCACAAAATTCCGATGTTTGAGTGTCTCCGTTTACTAATTGTTGAAGAGTGAAGTAGTACCATTTTCCACTTTTTTTATCGCGAGCTCTAAATTTAGTTTCATGCATATTGTTTATTTCGTTTAGGTCTTTTTTGCAGACGCATTTTATTTTTTTGAAAAACTGTTTTAGCCCCCATGTAAGAAATTCCGTAGACTCGGGTGTTCCCGAAAGCTGGTTTGTTTTTTGCGTCGAGTTTAACGATCGGTAAATCTGTTTTGCCTGCTCTGGCGCGTAAATATCGTTCAGCACTGCTTGGCTTGAATTGGTTAACAACCGCAAGGTGACAGACTTCATCGACGGTCATCACCCGCTTTGCTACGAGTTCGTCACGTAATAAGTTTTTAAGTGTTTTTGCCATACCCCTCTTTTTAAAGTTTAAAAATTATTGTTTTTTCACAAAAATAATTATTTTATCTACCAAACCAACTTTATCATCAAAAAAATTACTTACGCGGTCTATTTCCAATAGCTCGCCAGTACCTGGTAAAACAATTTCAACTTCTAGGTTGGTGTGTGTTTTTAAGATTTTTATTAATTCAGAATTTTTCATATTTTTTTAATTATTAATAAAATTTTGTTGTTTTTTTAGCCATTCGTCTTCGCTCATGACGGTGTCGTTTAGTATCTCGGGGTAGTAACTCGGTGAAAGGTTGATCGTAAAGGGGTTGTCATAATCTCTCCATTCGCCTTTAATTTTTTTAACCCTTGTACCGTCGTGTAACCTGCCAGTAGTTTCTCGAATCATGCTAAATGGTTTTTTTTGTTCTTCTGTTTTGACAGGAAAAATTCCCGTCCAACTGTGCTCGATAGATTGCTCAAGCATTTTGATTGCGTCCTCGAGCGAATAGGAGTGTAATTTTTTTAAAACGAGTTCTTCCGCGTAAGGCGTCATTTTCAGTCGTTTCTTTTTTCGCATTTCTTGATAGGCCGTGTAAGCGGTTTTAAATTTTTCATCCGCAGTATATATATATGCATTTACTGTATTACTTGTATTAAGTGTATTCTGTATAGTGTCTGGGGGTTGTGGTTCTGTTGTGGCGTCATTGTGGTGTTCGTTGTGGTTCTCGTAGTTTTCAAAGTCTTGAAATTTATCGTAGTTAAGCACCGTAATGATCATTCCCCGTGTGGTTTTCGTTGTGGTGATCATCGTGGCTTTCAGGAGTAGCTTCATCGCCGCTTCGCATTCCCACTTTGAATAGGTCTGTTTTCGGTACCCTATCTTCCAGTGTAGAGCTTCTTGAATTTCGCTATAACTAGTAAAAATCTGACCTCTTTTAATGATTGTTCCGTCGACTTTTCTGTCCTCATAGTTCGCTTCGCGTACCAGATAGTCGAATATCTCTCGTGCGTGCGGCGGCGCATGGGCGATAAGACTTTCTTGGATGCAACGAGCCTTAAGGACGTATCCCTTCTTAATCATATTTTTTAGTTACCTAGGTTAGCTAAACCTGTGCTCAAGGCAAGAGTCGAACTTACAAGTTAGTCATATAAGCGCTTATTGACTAACCAGAGATAGAAGACGAAACATCTATCTGCCTTTACCGTTTGGCTACTTGAGCTTTTACCGGGAATGCTGGTTATTTTTTTTCGTACCGGGAATCCCGGTATCAGTACCCCGTGGGGTGAGGGTAAGAGCGTCTCTTCTCCTACCGCTTCACCCCACAGAGTACCGAAGTACCTGTGCCAGCCTATCCGTGTGCCAGGTAAGCCGACTCTTGCGAGTACGTAGCCGTATTGTGGCGTCTGGGGAAGGCCAGAATGATTTGACCAAATTACCTAGTGCGCTTTGGCACTGGTGACACGCTACCGGTTGTTCTCCATGGATCACGAACGATTCCGGCTTCGGTATGTCTAGCGATGGAAGACTTCTGCTTTCGCGTAGCTACAAGCTACTCACAGTCATCTTTTTGTTTTGGCTCAGGCCGAGCATTTGGAAGAACCTGAACTTAATTCCATTGGTTATCACCAGTGCCAAAGCGCTTAGGCTTTGGGTTTAATTATTTCTTCTTTTTTGCAACTACTTTCTTAGTTGCTTTTTTTGCAGGTTTTTTCTGCATATTCGTTGTGTTAATGAGGTGTAAAGCCCCTCTCACCAAGGCTCTCCCTGACCCCGAGTGGACACCCCAGTGAACCCTCAGAGTAGGGGAGAGCCGTGTGAGGCTCTATGGAAATGGTGGGGTATCGTCGTTAGGTGTCGGTTCCGGTGTTTTCGGTGTGATACCATTGCGCTTCATCATGTAACAGTCATAGCAAGTAGGGTATTGTCCCGTGTGTTCAATCTTACAGTTTGGGCACGTTTTTTTAGGTGGGGTGGTAGGGGGAGTCGTCTGAGGTGTAAAAGTCTTCTGTACGGGCTGATTAGGTGGTAAGGATTGAGTACTAGAGACTGGTGTGACTTCTACATCTACGTGTTGTATGACGTTATCTGCCTGTGCCATTTCTTCTTGAGTGTAGAGTCCTGATAGATCGAGCGGGAACGCCTTGCGAAGAGCAAGAGCCTCAGCGACTTTTCCAAGCATGAGAAAAGGCATTTTTTGCCACATGAATCCTTGGCTACCTTGTGGCGCGTATTCAGCCCATCGAGCAGAGGCAGAGAAGGCGACTCGTTGACCTGAGACCATACGGTAGACCGTGACAGTTGCTTTGTTTGGATGATTTTTTGTTTCGTCGTCGTATGACGGATCATCGATGCCAGCAAGTTCTCCAGTCCGAGAGGCGATAGCGCGATAACCGTCTATTCCTGTCTGTATCGTCATTTGGCTGCCTCGTTTAACGAAGTGAATCTGACGGGTTAACGGGTCAAGGCCAGCACGCTGAGCCGTGTACAGGAACAGTTTGAGTTCATCAGGTGTAGCACCTTTAGCGACCGTATTCGTTATCAGCTGTAATTCGTCGTTGTTGTATTCTTTTTTGGCTAATTCTTGTGACATATGGGGTGTTTTAGTATCTAAAGTCATAACCTTTTTGTAGTATTTTTAGACTCATCTCTTCGATCGCTTGTGGTGTCTTAGGATCGCGGAACTCTTTCGACAATTCAATCTGTCGTCCTGAGAGGTGCAGTATCGTGAACTTGCCGAACCGATCAGGTGTGAACCCGATCTCGTCCGCTAGCGTCGTGCCGAGTTCGATATTCTTCATAGTCATATTCATCATGTCCGAAGAGCATATCTTCGGCGCTTAATCTTCTACTGAACTGCTCGTTAAGTAGTGCTTCTTTCTGCATGCTCATAGTTTTTTGAGTTAAGAATTAAGTCTTTTAATTCGCTTAACCGTGCGTATTCTTGACTCAATACTTGCATTTCGCAGTTAAGTCTTTGTATGTTGTTTAGAGCCACGTAGGCTCGTTCTAGTGGGGTGTCCATATAGGCTTATTATCCACAGCATGATTGACAGGTATGCCGTGGGTAGTTAAGATTGCTGTCGTTAACACAAAAGCTCTTTATTTAGCCTAGTGTTAGCGAAATTTCAGACCAACAAAAAACTCTTTGTGATCTAAAAAGTCACTTACTAGACTTGTTCTAGGTTTGTTAGTCTGTGTCACTCTCATTGATTACGCTGAGCAGCTCGCTAAAGTGATCATCGTAGTCAATGTTTTAAGGCGACCCATTCGTGGGTCGTCTTTTACGTTTTAGGTGTTTTTTTGGCTAATATATCATATTTAGAATTGAGTATATGAGTTATTATGTACAGTTAGCCAAAATTTCGGCTTTTTTCATACTCAATTTTTCGTGCTTTTTCTACCTATCTAAACACGTGAAAATCCATCTTCCAATTACTTCTATGTATGAATTGTCAAAGTGCATTTCGGACATTATACCACATCTTCGGTGTAACCTTCAGCGGCTTTTTTTCGGGCTCGATAAGCTGCCCACCGTTTTTCAAGTCCGATTTTTGAAATCGCCTTGAGACGTTTTTTATCTTCCTCTGTGACTCCGTTCTTCCAGCGTAGTTTGTTCATGTCGATGGAAGATACTTTTTTCTTTTTCATAGTCTGTGTTATTAAGTTATGTTTTTAGTATACATATCATCCCGATGGTACGTCAAGTGGATAACTTTATTATTTATTATTTAACGATTGTGAAGCCGAAAGCGTAACTGTATTTACCGTCGAAATATGAAGTTGGAGAAAGTTCAGTTGCAAAAACATGTTGATAAGCGAAACGAACGGTTTTTTTAAGATAATTTTTCGCAGAAATTCTGCACAATTCAATATCGCGATTTTTGTTTTTATTATCTACAAAGACATGTAAAGTGACTGATTCTTCGGAATTTTTAACGATTGTATGGAAATTTTTTTTCATAAGGTTTGTATTTTGAGAGCTAAGTTGCTCTCGATGTAGATATAATATCATAGCATCAGGATGATAGCAATAGCACACATGTGCATAACTCCACCAACGTACCATGATCACAGAATTGCGCAAGGGTGTGGTGTGTTATTTTTTCGCTCGTTTAGTTTTCCATGCTTTTTTGTTGTGCGAGTCGAGCGCGACGAGTATTCCAAGATTTGTGTGCAGATTCTGACCGGTTAGTGTGTAGGGAGTTGAGCCTTGCGCCTTTAGCACGATTCTTCTTCTCTTGTTGTTCAACAAGTCGCTCTAACGCACTAATACAACGATCACACACCTTGTCCATATCTTCATCAACACCGAACCACCAATCTCTGCCGTCTTCTTGATTCTTGGATTCGTAGCGACCGCAATAGCGACATTGATTATCATCGAAGAATTTTTTTTGCATATTTTTACAAAAGTAGATAATCGGTGAACACCCCACACCACCGTTGTCTTCCAATAGTGTTTTTACCGAACGGCATTAAGCGCTATTAGACGATGGTGCGAGGGTAGCCCACCTATTCCCACCCCCTAACGAGTAAGGGGTGGGGTAGAGAAGCTATACCTTGTGCATCGTATCAGTCTCAGCATCGTAGTAGGTCTCTTCATCGTCTGGTGAGTTGATTTGTCCAGGGTTGTTCTTTTGATCGGTGTCCCATTCCCAGCCTTCGGATAAGAGACGGTCTACTTCAGCTTGATTCTTGATCTTGGTCGCCTGTTTCCACGCTTCCTGACAATCAGCGAGAGTTGCACCCTTAGCCTGCTCCCATTCGGTGGCGTAGTCATAGAGATCCTGTACGTTCTGGAATGCCTCTTCGGTTCCCTTGTGTTCGTTGATTGCGGCTACGAGCTGTTCGATGATGGTGTTGTTCATATTCATTATGTTCTGAGAGCTAGCTGCTCTCTATGTCTATACTATATACCATACGTACATATTATGCAAGTACAATCATGTGGATAACTGGGGATAAGTGCTTTTGTTAATATAATTTTTGTTAAAAAAAACATAGGCTTTAAAATGTCGTATAATGCACGATGTGTGTATCAGTAGTATAATCTATCATCTTTCGTAAAAAGTCTTCTCTAATGCCCGTATAACAAGAAGTTTAATTTTATTTGGCTAAAATTAGCCAATAACACACAACCTCTTGACGTCATTTTTCAGGCTTGGTATAGTGTGGATAAGTATATTGACAGTTTTCGATGCGCTAAGATAAGCGTAAAAATAACAATACAACCAAGTATCTCACCCTAAGCCTAGGAACAGGCTTGTTGCAGTGTGAGATACTCGACAAGCCCACTCCTTACTCAGGGGTGGGCATTTGTTTCTCACGATGTGTATAGATTGACAGCATATCGTGACCAGATGTTGGCTGCTACGCCTGGGAAGGTTCAGGCTCTCCCTCCCTGTAGCTGCGGCACACACAACGCATGAGCTTCATCGCCTGTAGTTGCCTGCCGACACCTGGACACACGAAGTTCGTTTGGTTCAGCATATGGTTCTTGGCGGAACCCTATTCTTCTTCACTCTCACGAGTGGAGAGGTGAGATGGATAGTGTGAGTTACATTGGACGTCACATTATCATTCTCGCCTTTCTCCTTATGAATAAATATCGAAACATTCCTGTCATCATTGATGGCTTTAGATTCCCTAGCAAGAAAGAAGGCTTTCGATATTTAGTACTTAAAAAACTAGAAAAACAAGGAGAAATCAAAAATCTTAAGCGACAAGTTTCGTATAAGTTAGAAATCAACGGAGTGAAGATTTGCTCATACAGAGCAGACTTCGTTTATTTCGATGTTTCAAAAAATAAAGAGATTGTAGAGGACACTAAAGGTTTCAAAACTGATACGTACAAATTCAAAAAGAAACTCATGCTAGCACTTCACAACATAGACATTTATGAATCTTGAAGAGCGAAAAATAATTGCAGAAATCAAAAAGTATTTTGTTAAAAGAATAGGGTTTGTCTACGAGAACAAAGATAAGAAGTTACCGACTTTAACCGCTATCTTCCAAGGTAAGGTCTACCAGATCGAAGTTAAGACGCCTACGGGCAAACTCAGTTCCGCTCAACAAGACTTTCGTGATAAGTGGCAAGAACAGGGAGGGGCACTGATCGTGGGAGGTCTTGAACAGGTAGTACGAGTGATTGAGTATGATCATCCTGTTAAGAATTTCAAAAAATATAATGAAAAAAGAAAAAAAGCTTGTGAGTTTTAAAAATTATGTTTTTTTTCTACTCAGAGACTTGCTCGTGTCGACCAAAAATATCAACAGAAGAGTATAAAGCAGTTTATTCTACTGCTTTAGACGAGTTGTTTATGCCAATTGACGTAAAAAAAATAAATGAGGAAAAAGGAAACGGCTGTGATTGTAGATGTAACCAAAAATAAAAAGCTTGTGAATTTATTTAAAAAAAAATTTAAACTTTGCTACTGCTACGAGTATAGTCGGGAATTCCGTGCAAAGCATATTCGCCACTCACTTCTACAACATCTACTAGTTGTGTTGTTGGGGGATTATATAGATGCAAGCGGTAAAAGTTTTCTAAAAATGCGTATCAAAGCACACATATCATCTAAAAAAATAAAATTACAAAATTACATATCAAAGAATTTTCCAAAAGTTGAGTATCTCTATTGTTGGAGATTGAACGAAAGAAATATTTGGGTAGAAATATATTTATGGTTAATAAAAAATAAAGTAGTTTTACAAGAGACAAAAAAAGGTTTGGTGCTTTATCCAAAAAGTAAACAAGAAGAAGCGGAGAAGAAATTAAAATTTTACAATCAAATATAAATTTTATGCCAAAAGGACGACCCAAAAAAGAATTAGTAGTAGGTAATACTGAATCAGTAGTAACCGTCGAAGACACACCAACAATGCCAGTTGTTGAAGAAGTAAAAATTGTTGAACAAAAAAAACCAACAATCAGAGAAAAAATTGTTATTCGTAACGGTCGTAAGTTCGCTCAATCAATTAACGAAAATCATCAGATAATTTCATTCGTTGAAATCAGATAGTATGGCGGTTAAATTGTCTAATTTAGCAGAAAAGAGCGTCAAAAAATTAGAGGAGGCTTTCATGATGGATTGCACCGTTGAAGAAGCCTGTCTTTTTGCTGATATTAGCAAACAATCTTTCTACAATTGGATTAACGAAAACCCGAAAATGAAAGAAAGGTTCGACGCATTACGGAATCAACCGTTTTTGAAAGCTCGAAAGACGATTATGGAAAGTTTAAAAACACCACAATACGCCTTTGAGTACATGAAGCGGAAAAAGAAAGATGAGTTCAGTGAGCGAGCAGAGCTTACTGGTAAAGAGGGTAAAGACCTTAATCCTACTACAGAAGAACTTGCAAAAACTAATAATTTATTAAATGAGTTCCTCAATTCTCGAAATCTTAAACAGTAACAATGAAAGCGCAAAAAAGGCGTTGTTTCTGTTTGCTAAAGATGAGACGGTAGAAAAAATAAATTTAAAATTTAATTTGTGGGCTCGGTATTTCTTCCCTCAATATTTTACGAGTAAAGATGCTGAGTTCCATAAAGAGATCGATGACAGCAACATTCAACTTTATAAAAGTGATCTACTCTCGTTCGTCAATGCGGCTTTCCGAGGAGCGGCTAAAACAGCCCGAACTAAACTCTTTGTGACATTCTGTATTGCGAACGATCAAGCTCATTTTAGAAAGTATTTCAAAGTTCTTTGCGCTGACGCTGACAATTCTAAACAGATTGTCACTGACATCTACAACGCTCTTATTAGCTCGAAAGTCTCGGCAATGTATCCAGAGATTTTTGAAAAAACAAATAAGAAGCGTGAAGAGACTATGGCGTCATTCACGACTACCACGGGTATCAAGGTAGTTGCTGATTCGGTTGGCACAGATCAACGCGGCGCTATACAAGAAGAATCACGACCAGACTTTATCTGGTTTGAGGATTTTGAGAATCGTACTACTCTTCGATCCGCAAAAAAAACAAAGGCAATCAGTGAGAACATGGAAGAGGCTCGTACTGGTCTCGCTAAGAATGGGGGTTGTCTTTACACCTGTAACTACGTATCGGAGAGCGGGACAGTGCACTCACTTATCACTAAACCCGCAGAGCGTCGTCGTGTACTTATCACACCTATTCTCAAGGATGGTGTATCAATGTGGCCTGATAGGTACTCTCTCGCTGAGATTGAGATCATGCGTCGTGACGATGAAGATTTTGAGGGTGAAAGATTGTGCAAACCGTCGGCGTCTAAAGACATTCTTTTTGACCGAGAAACGCTTGATAACATGGTGCCTAAAGCACCGATCAAAGAAGTTGCGGGGTTCAAGATATTTAAGAATTATGACCCGTCTCACAGATACGGTAGCGGTCACGATGTAGCGGGTGGTGTAGGTCTTGATAGCTCAACGTCGGTATTTATTGACTTTGAAACTGTTCCGGCTCAAGTGGTTGGTACGTTTGCCAACAACACAATCAAGCCAGAAGTGTTTGGTGATGAGGTTAATAGAGAAGCCGATTATTTTCCTGGTGTAGTCGTAGGAATAGAAAAGAATAATCATGGTCATACGACTATTGCTCGAGCACGACAGCTTGGGGTCAATCTTCTCAAGACACCTGGAAAAGACACTAAGGTTGGTAGTTCAACACCCACAGAGTACGGATGGGAGACTAATGGGCTAACAAAACCGAAAATGATTTTCGCTCTTTCCAAAGCGATTGAAGATGGTCTGCTTATTCTCAACGATATTAACTTAATTAACGAGCTAAAATCATATACCCGTAATGACCTTATCGATGATGAACGTGACCCACGATTAACCACACGACATTTTGATTTGTTAATTGCGGTTGCTATCGCGTGGCAGACTAAGGATTATGCGCAAGTTAAAAAAGTAGAAAAAGATTTTAACCTTGAGGAATCTAAACCGTTATATAACGAAATAGGAATATGATATTGTCCAAAGTTGAGACAACAAAATTTCACACAGAAAAATTTAAAAAAAGATATAGATACTTTGAAATTGGACATATCTGTAAATTTAAAAATCAAAAAAATGTAAATTATCTAAAAGATTTCAATGAAATGATGCTGTGTGATTGCGGAATTTCATCTCAAAGAATGGTAAGAAAATGGTGGAGACCATTTGAAGTTTTGGGTGAAAAATTAGATAAAATAACATATTATCTATATTACATATTTACTAAATTTAAAAATGGAAAATTTCAAAATCCTTATACCTTAAAACCATGGTCAACGATCCTGTGGTTTATACGTAAACATCTAACATACACATAAAAAGTTTAACATCTCGATACAAAATAGCCTTGCAACACTCACGCCACTCGCAAGGCGGCGTGAGAGGCAGGGCTTTTTTTTGTCGAGATACATACATTTATGAATAAACAAACGGTCGAAAAAATAGCAGATCAAGCATTGGAAGAAATCGCGTTAGCTCGTGTTCCTAAACAGGGCAAGATTAACAATTGGCATTTGAACGAAGAACTTTACTACGCCAAAAAAAGAAAGCTCGAAGAATCACGAACTAATGTTTCGCTTGGAAGAACACAAGAATTTGTGCATACGTTGTTGTCTAAGATTGATAATCCTCTTGTTTTTGAATTTACCAAACGAAAAAACTCACAATTAAAAAGAGTTCAGAATTTAAATTCGTTGCGTCAATCAGATCAAGACTCTGGTTTTTGGGATCTAAAAGATATTGTCGGAAAAAAACAAGCAATCATTTATGGTCGATCTATCAACTGGTACTACGCTGACTCGATTAACCGAGAATACCGTTCGCACTATGAACCGATTGATGTGTATGACTTTTTAATCGATCCGACGTGTGGGGGGCTAGATATTGAAGAAGCCCGTCATCTTGGCTGCTATTCGGTCTCTCTTGATAAGCGAGGGTTAAAGGAAGGTGCAAAAAATAAACAGTTCTATAAATGGGCAGTAGATGAGCTGTTGAATGGTTCTGGTAATTATTCTGAGCAATCACAAGAAGAAACAAACAAGCAAGCACGTGTTTACGGAACTAACATTTTGCAAAACAAACAGTCTAATGATCCAACGCGATATAAATTCTGGCGTTGGCTTACTACATGGCAAGAAGACGGCGAGAGGTATTATCTCGTTCTTGACAACAGCGGTCGATGTATTCGTTGCCAACCACTCAAAGAATTATTTTCTACTCCTCGTGGCATGGATTATCCGATGTGGCCAGTGTGGACGTGGGCGGCTTTTCCCGACATGACCGAGTTCTGGACACCGTCATACGTTGATTATGTTCGTGACATTTTCATGGCTCAAGACGTGTCAATCAACCAGATGCTTGATAACGCTGAGGCAATCAATAAGCCGATGCGCGTGGTGAATGTAACCGCTATCGAAAACTTGGCAGAGCTTAAATACCGACGTGATGGAATTATAAAAACAAAAGGTGATTACGACATCAACCGAGTGTACCAAACAGTTAAAACACCAAGTATTAACACACCGATTGAAGTATATAACTTGCTCGAAGGAATCCAAGCGAAAGCCTCTGGTGTAACTGATGGTACGGCTGGTGTAGCTGACGAAGGTGGAAAGGTTGGGATTTACGAAGGTAACCAAGCTGCCGCCGCTGACAGGTTCGGTCTACTTAATAAATCGTATTCATTCGGGTACAAACGGTTTGCAAAATTGTACGAGATTGGTGTCCGCGACCATCTCACAAAGAAAGTAGCTGTCGATATTATCGGCCCCGATGGAGTAGAGGCGAGAGAAATAAAACGGACAGATATTTTTAAGAAAGACGATGATTTTGGGGTGATGGTAACCGCCTTTAATGCACAAACACTAGCCTCTGAACAAGATAAGAAACTAAAACTCAACTTCTTAGCCTCACAAACGCAAAACCAAAAAATAAATCAACAAAAATCATTCGAGATGCAAGCCTCTATCTCTGGGTTCACAGAAGACGAGATAGAGCAACTACTTGATACGACTACCTACGGTAACGCTGAACTTATGAGTGAGTGTGATCGTGATCTTGAGTCGCTTTTAGAAGATGAAGAAATTCAACCTAATGAATTAGCAAACAATGCTTACAAACAACGCATGGTCGATTATCTCCGTGATCATAAAGAAGACATAAACATGCAACAGTTTGAACGTATCGCGGCTTATATCGACATGCTCGACCCAATAATCATGCGTAATGAAGCGCGGCAGTTCCAGAATGAACAGATAGACCAGATGCGACAAATGGGAGCAATGCCACCAGATGGGGCTACCACCGAACAATTACCAGACCAAATTCAATTACTTAACCAAGAACAACCTTATGGCGACTTACAAAGTTAAATCACAAGAAGAAGGAAAAACAATAATCGAAAAAACCGATTTTTCTTCTGAGTTTCGTCTTGAAGATGTAAAGGCGTACATCGAAAAACTCAAACGAACTAAGCAGGAATTAGAGGGGCAGATCAAGTTGGAGCAGGCCAAGATAGATAATGTTGTTTCGTTCCATCCTGAAGTTTTAGACCTCGCACCAGAGAAAAAAACAGCTGTAGTTATCATTGAAAAATCAAAAGAACTCAAAGAAGTTTGTGAAAAAAAGCTAGAAGAAATTGAAATTGCTTTCAAACAATACCGTGAAGATTTAAACGAAGTTAAAGAACAAACTGGTTTAAGTGTAGATGTTGAATTCTAAATATGAAAAAAAGCGAAGAAAAAAAGGAGTTGCTTGCTGATCTTGGAACGTTCAAAGCACTTGATGCGGTTCTGGAGCAAGAAGGTGGAAAAATTCTTGTTAAAAATCTTGAGAAAGATTTTGTCTCACAACTTGAAATTGCCATATCACTTTGTTCTGAGGACGAGATGAAGTTGCGAGCTGCGGTTATCAAGATGAAAGCGACTCTCGATATTTTACGCGCTTTAAAACGCGCAAAGAAAAACATTAAAGAACTCCAAGAGTACTTAATAGCTCTTGCGGAAGAATAAGTCTCGCTAGTGTCCCTTGTTGGGGACACGGTGCGGTACTCATTACCGTGTTACTTCTGGGTGGAGTTATAAAACCCCGTCGAGACAGGACGTAAAACTGTTGTTCTATGACTGATGAAGTCAAAAATGCTCAGGCTGAGGAGCTTAACTCAACCACCGCAAATTCCGAAGCGGACACCAAAGCGCAAGCCGAAGTGAAAGAGGAAACAGTAGGAGATGTTCTACATCCCAAAAAGGCAGAGCCAAAGGAGGAGACGGTACCTCTATCCTCATTCCTTGATTTAAAAAAGGAATACAAGGCGATGTCTAAAGAGATGAAAGAACTTAAACGCTCTATTGAAGATGGCGCGACAAAAAAAGAAGTCAACGCCACGATCAAAGCACTCTCCGAAAAACATGGTGTCGATGCAGATTTCTTAGAAGATTTTGCAGTCGCTGTGCGGCAGGAGGCGAAGAAGGAAGTCGAGGAGGAACTTTCTTCTAAGTTGCGCCCCATCGAAGAAAAGGAAAAAGCCGAAAAGTTTGACAAAGTGTTTAACCAACACTTTACGAAAGCTCTTGAGCAATTACCTGAATTCGATGGTGTCGTCAACAAAGAAGTAATTAAAACTCTCTCGCTCAATCCAGCCAATGCCAACAAAACCTTTACTCAACTAATAGAGGAGGCCTACGGTCATTTGGTGTCAGGTAAAAGAACGCTCGACGTTGCTAACTCACGCAATTCAAGACTTGAAGCGGGTGAGGTCGATGTTAAGCGAGCTAATACGGATATAGAGTATTTCCGCGAGATTAAATCTAACCCACATCTCTTAAAGAAATATAATGAAATGATCTCCAAAGACCTCTTCGGCAAAATGTAATTATGTCTTTGGCAATTTATAAAGAGCACTTTGATAATACATACCAAGAAACATTCAATAAGGTAAACGTCGCAAAAGAAATCGTTAACATGCGCTTTGAACCGGTACTTAAATACGGTGAAAGTGTTGAGCGTGTTGCGTTCGATATTTCCGGTGTGTATGTCCGCGATACCGTACGTGGTGCCGCTTCAACGATTGACTCCATCTCCGATACTTCGGAATTGTTGACCATCAATCTTGAAAAAGAAATGGTTTTTCACATTTCTGACGGTGAAGCTAAACAGGCTGGCCCGCTTAATCCAAGCCAAGTTATCGGTCGTGAAGTCGCTATCAAACTCTCGAATGATTGGGATGCTCGTTGTTTCGCTGAAACGCGCAATGCTCTCTATGATTTTGATAACGGCGACTTAACCACTCTTACTTCAAGTGGTACGGCAATCACCTTGTCCACTACCACGGTACCGCAGATGATCTCGCGCATGCCCGCAAAATTGCAGGCTCAAAACCAGATGCTTACCAATTTAGTATTCGTGGTCGATCCGTTCGTTGCTTCGGATATCGAACAGTACATCATGTCAAAAAGCATTGATCTAGCTGGGTTCGTTCTTAAGAATGGTTTTTCTGGTCCGATAAAAAATGCTGATTTGTACATCTCTAACAATCTTACTGGTGAAGCAGTGTTTGCTATGGCTACTCAGCCAACCGATGGTGACACTGTAACTATTGGTGGTGTTACATTCACATTTAAAACAGTTCTCGGTGTAACTGCTGGCAATGTCTTGATCGGTGGTTCGGCTGACGCTGCACGCGCTAATTTGACTGCCCTTATCAATGCCCCTGGCACTACGACTGCTAACGGCGTTGCTCTATCTGCTGCTAATCAGGCGATTATTCAGCAACAGCTTCGCTTGACTGCTACCAATGACAACGCTGCTAACACGATGACCGTGGTTGGTGTTGGCTCTGGCGCGCTTGTAGTAAGCGAAACTCTTACAGATGGTACAGATACTTGGACTAAGAACTTCTTGCATTGTTACTACGGCAAGAAAGGTGCAATTGATGCAGTTATGCAGGACATGAAAGAAGTTGATATTCGTCCTACTTCTGATCGTCGCGGTAACAACATCTTTGCTTCGTATCTTGGTGGTATCAAAACCTTCGTTGACGGTGCTAAGAAATTCCTTGATGTTCTGATTGCTCGCTAAATTTTGTAGCCGCCTCTCAATTATGGGGGGCGGCTTCGTATCCGTGCGGCTGCTACGGGTACGTTAGCTAATACAGTGACCGGCTCGGTCTTCTTGGTTCGTTACGACAACTCTTACTAGTTCTTTAACTCACTTCTTATACACGAGAGGTGAGACTAACGAATTAGTTTATTTCTATGACTGGTACAGAAATAATCGCTCTCTTCGAGCAATACGTTGACGATCTTACCGAATTAAGCACTACGCAAGAACTTGCTTTACTTAATAAAATTTACCATCGAATTTGTGATACTCGTCCATGGGAATTTTTGAAAAAGGAAAAAACTGGAACGATGGACACGACCACTACCATTACATTACCAACTGATTTCTCTCATTTACTTGAGAATTATAACTACACCGATAACTCATATTCAACGCAAATTAACGCTAAACCATGCGTAATTTTCGTTGCCCCGTCTGGCTCTACGAATTACTCACCGTTTCAAGTGGTGAATTGGTCTGATCGTAGGCAGTACGTGAATACTAATGGTGTTTGTTATGTCGATTACGGTAACAATGTTATTACCTTTCCTTATGCACAGGGGAGTGGAGCAGTTTATTTGTTTGATTATAAACGAGTTCCTACAGACATAACCGCAAACACGTCTCCTGTTTTCCCTGAACGATTCCAGCACGCGATTTATCACGGTATGGCCGTTGATGACATGGTGATTCAGTTGTTCGACAAGGCACGTAGTTACGCAAAAGAAAATGAAGCAGCATATAAAGACTACATAGATTCAATGGCATTGTGGAATGCAAATTTACAGAACTATTAGTATGACTTCTAAAGATATTCCGTTCTTCAAAAGCGGGGTTCACAACGTATTAGATCCTGAAATTATCCCACTTGATGCCGCTCAAGATGCGCTGAATTTTATTACGCAAGATGGTAAACAGGTTCTTGTCGGAGGAAGAACTACATTAGGTACTGAAGGATCGGCAGGAAGTATGACAGGGTTGTGGAAGGGTTACAAAACCGACGGGACAACTGTTTTATACGCTAAATTCGGTACAATCGTTAAATACTGGGATGGTTCAGCGTGGCAAAACTCAATTACTGGTCTTGGGGAAAATACCGAAGTGACGTTTGCTAACTACTCGTCACTTGCAGGTGCTTTTACCTATGTGAATTGTGCTGACGGGTATTACAAGATTATCAACTCACACCCTGGAAGTCCGATTGATATTTATAATTCATCAAAAAATTTTAAAGGTTATATCTTAATTGATCGTGGTCGAACGTTTTTGTGGAACAGGTCAGATAAAGACAAGACTGGTTTGTATGGTTCATATATCGACCGCCAAGATTCGACCGTGTACACAACCGTAACGGGCGAGGCAATCGGTGTACTAGGTTCAACCAACTACTCCGGTACGTTAGCGTTTAAGGGTGGTGGATCACGTCGCAGTTGTCACGCCGTTACATTTTCGGCCTCGGTCATGGCAGGAACCGAAACATTCACAGAAAATCAATTAGGTGTGCTCACGTCGAATTATGGTGGCACAGGAACGATTAACTACGCTACAGGAGCGTACAACATTACTTTTTCAGCGGTAACTACAGGAGCCGTAACCTCTAATTATCAATGGGAGGATTCGTCACTTAAAGGTGTAGCTGATTTTTCTAAATCTTCACCTCGTCAAGCGAGTGAGGGTTTTGTGTTTGCACAAGATGAAGGTGGTGACGCAATTCTTAAGGTAGAGATCGGACAAGATGGGGCTTATTATTCCATGAAAACAAATAGCGTATATAAACTCACGCTTGATGCGGATGATTTAGGTGCAACTAATGAGGTTTACCGTAAAGAAATTGGTATTCCGTACTTTAGGGCGTCACTCTCTACAAATAAAGGTATTTTCTTCATTAACACCTATAACCCAACCAAACCAGAGATGACGATTTTACAAAAGAACGTCACGACGTTAGCGGTTGAACCTACAATTTTATTTCCTCATTTTCAGTTCTCTAATTACGACTATTCTACAGCCGGTTTTGCGAGTTATGACCGCTGGATTTTAGTATTCTGCAAAACGTTAGACGCAGATAATAACAACCGTATTTTGATGTGCAACATCAAAGAGAAAACGGTTGATGTAGTTGGGTATAGTGGCAAGATGGCCATTCAAGATAACAGCCATTTATACGTCGGTGATTCGATTACTAAAACAGTGTACGACTTGTTTAGTGGGTTCGACGACATGAGCGATAACATCACCGCTTACTGGGAAGGTAAAGAGCATGTAATTTCAGAAAATAACTTGTCAAAAGTTCGTCGGTTGCGATTCAAGGGACGTATCGATGTTGATCAAAGTGCGAAAGTGTACATCAACACTGACGAAACAGGATACCAGCATGTCGGGACAATCGTCGGTAGTGGGTCGTATGTGAATTATAACGATAGTGAAACGATTGGCGCTCATTACATCGGTGAAGCTCCGATAGGAGGAGATGCGGTATCAACTGCTTATGGGTATTTCATGGAAATGAAAATACGCACAGGTAAGTTTAGAAAAATCGCAATCAAGATTGTTCCTCAAGGTATTGGCTATTTCAGCTTTGATCAACAAACCTTGTGGGACATTCTACTTTTCGAAAACAGGATGCCAAGAGATTCACGACAAAAACAACAAGTAAGTTTAGATGGTTTATCTACTAATCAATAATATATGGCTACTAAACTAGCTAAAATCGTTGCTGATTTTAGGACTAGCCTTGCGACTAAATTATCAGTAGGCGGAACATCCGCCACGCTTCAATCCGCGACCGATGATGATGGTGTTGCTTTGCCTTCTGGCAAGTACTATTTCACACTCGATGGTGAGAGTACCCAAAAAGAATACATTTTATGTGATCTTGCGGGCACTGCTTTAACGAACATTAAAAGCGTCTCTCGGCAAGGTGTGCAAACAAACGGCGCAGCTCGTGAACACAGAATTGGTTCAAGTGCTATGATCACTGATTTTGGGCATATAAAATACATGAATGATTTATTGGATGGTACAACGATGCTTAACGCTTCGACTCCGCTTGAATATGATGACACAGCTAGTATTACTAATAATAATCAACTGGCGACTAAGGCGTATGCTGACGCGCTGACTTTTGCGGGTGCACCTGACTCTTCACCTACACAAAAAGGCCTCGTTGAACAAGCTACTACCGCAGAATACTTGGCGGGAACTGCAACCGGCTCTACAGGAGCACCACTATCTGTTTCGCCAGATATTCTATTAACATACAGCTCTGTTCATCGTAATGTTGGTGCTCAATACGGAACCACACTTTCATATGGTGACGTGCTTTATGTTGATAGTACAAGCGGAAAATATCTTAAAGCGGTAGCCACTGATTCAACGCTTTTAGATAAAGTTTTTGCGGTTGCCTATGATGGGGGCGTGCTGAATGATTACGGAAAAGTGCATTTTCCTGGGTCTATTATTTTTACTGGATCAGGACTGACAAAAGGAGCACCAGTGTACTTATCTGACACTGCAACGGTGAGCGCTACAGCTGGCACATACCGCAAAGTAATTGGTGTTGCTGTTACTGCTTCAGCTTGGGTGTTTATGCCTTCGGTTGACACGCCAACTGCTACGTCAACGGCTTCAAAAATTCCTATTGCTGATTCAAACGGTAAACTCAATAGCTGGGTAGATGCTTTTCAATTCGCCATGACTGCAGGTGAAGCAATTAACTCGACTAGCACACCGATTGCACTCTACCAGAAAGAAAGTGATGGGAAGGTGTACAAGCTTGATGCTACATCGGCGGCTGAGGCGGCATATAATTTTATTGGTTTTGCAGTGTACGGCCAAAATGTTTCGACTAATAACTCAATTAACATTCAAGTTGATGGTGTCGTTTCTAATTTTACAGGTCTTACCGTTGGTGCTGATTACTTCTCAACCAATACTGCTGGGACTATATCAACCTCTGCGGGTAGTAAAGTGTTAAAAATTGGCCATGCAATTTCAGCGACAAAACTTAAAATTGAGTTAGGTAGAAAAGTAGCAAGTGGCACAACTACATTTAGCTCTACCACTAACACTACAATCACTATCGGGTTTAAAGCAACCACTATTCGTATACACGCCACAATGGCAAAATCTAGTGTTTTTTCATCATCTTCAAATGGTGGTTGGAATGTAACGGGAGGGAATAGTTGCGTGTATGTTGTAAGTTCTGAATCATCTACTAATGCTACAGCCGGTACTGGAAGTGGGTGGTATGTTCAAAGTAATAATGCTGGGACAGAAACTCATGCAGGAAGTGTTACCAACATAACATCTACAACTTTTAGACTTGATAACACTAAAACTAATTCTCCTGGGGATGTAAATATCTACTGGGAGGCTATTGCTTAATGATATGGCACTTTATCGAAACAAATATAATCCAGACTTAGTAATTGACCCAACACAACAAGACCTTGCTACGCGACAAGGTGCGGGTAGTGATATTACATTTGGCGAAAAATTACTTAATAGTGGTTATGCTCTTGATAGTGGGACTTCGGGAGCAACTACACCAAAAACAACGACACAAAAACCAGTTTACGCTAATGATCTGATGGCTGGTCGTGTTGATGCTAACGGTAATCCAACTATTGGTCAGGCGTATGCTGGCCTTATTCCTGGCCAGAACAGCGATCTTGAATCAAGATATTCCTTTCAAGGACAAATGTACAAAGACATGATGAATCCGGTGGACGAAAACAAAATACGCTCTGACACGCAGGCTCGTTTTCAGGCTGAGATTGATGCGCTTAACCGTATTTACGCCGAGAAAAAAGCACAAGAACGAATTGCGGGGCAGGGGAGACTGGGACAAGCAACGGCAGTTAATGCACGTCGTGGTTTGATTGGTAATGATTTTGGCATAGCTAACATTAATACGGTCGAGACGCAAAACAGACAGGTGCAAGACGCTATAGATAGTGAGCTTGGTCTTAAATTGTCTGGTATTTACTCTAAGATTAGCCAAGATGCTAAGTCAGAAGCAGAAGCAAAACTTGCGGCTCGCCAACAGGGAGCGCAGCAATATATTGAGTTTTTGAAAGGCGCCTCACAGCGTAAAGAAGATCGTGTTAACGGTACGATTGCTAATATCTTGGGTAATAACGTTGAGCCTGATGAATCAATGTTTTCTAGTATTGCAAGCCAGTTGGGGACGACCAAAGAAGATATTAAAGCTAAATATGCGCTTGCTAAAGTTGCTTACGAAAAGAAAGTCGCCGAAGAAGCAGTAAAGCCTGTTCAGGTTAGTGCTGGTGCCGCTTTGGTTGATCCAACTACGGGAAAAATCATTTATCAAGGTGAAACGAAACAAGACAGTTTAAAGCCAGTCAACTTATCTCCTGGAGAAACTTTAGTTGATCCTTCTACTGGTAAGGTTATTTTTACCGCACCACAAAAACCAACAAACAATAAACCGATCACTCAAGTGGTTAATAAGAGATTACTGCAATACAACCCAGAAACAGGGACGTGGAGTGTTGTGGGTGCTGGTGGGATAGGTGGCGGTTCTTCTGGAAACGGTTCTTCAATAAGTAGTGGTAACGGGAAGACGACGCCACTTTCAGACCAAGCAAGAGCCGTAATAGAAGGTACTCTTAGACTTGAAGATTTAACACCAACCGTACGAAGTAAAATAGCTGGGGAATTAACGAGATCAGGCTATAAATCAGGGCCAAAATTAAGTGCTGGACAACAACAAGATAACGAAAACATGGCAACTGTTAATAATTTAATTGATGAAGTTCTAAATTATAATTCTGATGGTTCATTAGAGGGTGTTGGTGGTTTTGGTAAAGGAAGTGTTGGTCAATTCTTCTCTAAAAATTTAGGGACAGGAACAGAAGAAGCGCGACAAGTAAGGTCGTTGGTTGGAAATATTAGAGGTACTATTGCAAAACTACGTGGTGGTACTAGTTTTACAGCTTCCGAAGAAGCACTGCTCAATCAGTATGTCCCAACTATCAATGAAAGTCCTGCAAGCATAGTAAGCAAACTTAATGGTTTGAAAAAGTTTATTGCGCTTAAACAGCAAAATGTTGTTTCGTCAGCAATAGATAGGGGAGTGGCAAAAAATGTGTTGCCTCAAAATATTGTTGAATCGGCTAAAAATAAATATGGTGTAACTTATTAAAATGTATGCCTCTTTCTGAACAACGTAGAAGACAGTTAGATGAAATAGTCGTAAAAATGGCTAACCAAAACGCTCCTAAAGAAGATGTGGTGGCTATTGTTAATGATTTTAAGAGTAAATTTGAGAATGAGGGTGTATCGTCTGTTCAGCCAAACAATCCCTTGGCACCGGTAATGACCCAACAAAAACAGGTTGTGCTTCCTCCTGCTCAACCGCCGCAACAGGACAAACCTGGGCTGCTTCGTCGAGCGGCTGGCGCTGTGGGAGATGTTGCTGTAGGTTTTGGGAAAGGAGTGTTAGACGCTCCCCGTGAGTTTGCTTCTCTTGGCGCTGATTTGGGTACTAAGTTTGGAGAAACTGGTATCGGTAGAAAATTAGGTGCTGGTATTCGTTCTACGTTAGGCGGCACTATCAATCCTGAAACTGCTAGAACCTTACAAGCAGGATTGCAAGGCGGGACAGAGCAAACTAATTTTACCAAACCACAAAATACCGCTCAAAAAATTGGTTTTGGTGCTGAAAAAATCGCAGAGTTTTTTGTTCCTGGTGGCGCAGCTGGAAAGTTAGGAAAAGCTGTCAGTGAGGCTGGTGTGGCCGCTAAGTTGCCGCGTGCTGGTAAGTTCTTGGGTGCTACTACGAAAGCTATTACAGAAGCAGGGCTGGCTGCAGGACAGACGGCTACGCAAGAGGGGAAATTGGATGATAGCGCATTGGCGGCGGGTGGGGTAAGTTTAGCTTTACCTATAGCGGGCAAAGTACTTAAAACAGGCGGTAAAGTAGCTTCTGAGGTCGCACAGTTCATGGCTTCAAAGCTTTCTGGAGTCCCGAAAGCTGCTATTGAGCACGCGATCCAAAACCCTGTAGCTGCACGTGGGGCAATTAGGCAATTTTCTAAAGATGTTGGTAGTCCACAAACAGTTCTTGCACATGCAGAAGACGCCCTGAACACTATTAAAGAAGTTAGGAGATCAGCCTACAAAGAGAATCTGGGTAAAGTGATGAGCGAAACAATGCAAAATAAAAATGGTCAGTGGTATGTCAAGCGTTTAATCACCCCACAAGATGTAAGAAGCGGCCTTGCGCCAAAAAATGCCGTAGGACAAAACATTTTTGTGCCAACAGATTTTTCTTTGAAAGGCGTGAAAGACACCGTAACAAAAACACTAAAAGACTTTGGAGCATCGGCCAAGGGTCAATCTGTTGTTTTTGAAAAAGTCCCACTACCAAATTCTTTTAAAAAAGAACTTGGTGAAGTTGTTAATAAAATATATAAATGGGATGATATTAGCCCCACAGGTCTTGATGATTTGCGTGAAATTATTGATGTTTATAAAAAAACAGGGGCCAATACGGCAGAAAAAAAATTTAATAAAATTGTTGGTGATATAAGAAGTAATATTAGTAAGTACGTCGGTGATCGAGTTCCTCAAATAAGAGAAATGAACAAACAATATGCTCAACAATCAGACGTAATTGATGGCCTGATGAAAGAGCTCTCGGTTGGAAAAGATAAACCAACAACCGCGTTGAGAAAACTGCTTAACGTGTTTAATCCTAAATCTGAAGTATACAGACCGTATGTACAACAATTAGGTGACGAAGCTGGAAGAGACTTAATGAGCGAAATTGCGGGGTTAACGATGTCTAAATGGACTCCAGAAGGCATCGGGGCTTACGTTGCAGGTTCAGGGATAGGTTTAGGAGCTGTTGCGAACCCGTCTGTATTATTAGCAGCTCCATTTGCGTCACCTCGGATAGTTGGTGAGACAGCAGCTTTCGCGGGCAAGGTTTTGCCAAAAATTAAAAAAGCGACAAACTCGAATATTTTACCTTCAGCAGCTCGTGGCGTTGCATCTCAAATCCTACAAAATAAAAAAAATAAATAAGGGGTATTAAACCCTCTTATTTATTTTGATTGTATTTTCGATGTTCTTCTAACCATGTAAGCGTGTACAGAGTTAAAAATATAATAGCTATGGTTATTTTCCAAATTGGTATATACATAGACTATTATTTAAAATAAGAGTCAAAAATAATTGCATTGATGTATTGTTTCGTGGCTTCGTCCACAATTCCGTTAGCCTTCAAACCGCTCTTTTTTTGGAAACTAACTAGTGATTTTTTTGTTGAGGCATCAAAAAAACCGTACTTGCTTACTTTACTTATGTATTTATTTTTAAGTAAAAATAAATGTAATTTTTTAACATCATTATTTTTATCATTCAACTTGATAGTATCAACGATTTGATAAGATAATGCTTTAGAAACTTTTAATTCGTACTCTTTTTTTTCGTGCTCTATTTGGATTTTTTTAATATCGTCACTGGTCAAACATTCTAAATTTGTAGTAAGAAAATCTCCTTGCTTACACTTACAACTATCAGTTGTTTCGTCGTAAACGGAATTCCTATAGTTCTTTGCGCAATATTGTTCATTTTTTAACTTATTCAAATACGCGTTAATTTCTTGTTCTTTTTTATTTTCTAACTCAAGTATTTGGGCGTTCAATTTTTGCATTGAAATCTGATAATCAGCTTGATTGCTTATTGTAGAAAACTTATTTTCTGTACAAGATTTGTAAGAATTTAAAAGTTCATTATAAGATTTTATGTCTTGTTCGCAATTTATAACTGAGTTATTAGATGGGGGAGTATTACCAGATAAGCCAAAACGGAGATTGTTTGAATACCAATTATCATAAATTTTTTGGTATTCATTTTTTATTGTTAAAAGATCGTTGTCGTTTTTACATTTTAAAGTGAGAGCAGTCGCCATTAAACTATCACAAGAATTTTGCTTACACTCAATCATTTGACTGAGTAATTCTGAGCTTTGGAAACCATCATTACAAACCGCATAAATACTATATGTTTTAGTACAATCTACACCACCATGATACGAACAAGCCCCCTGGACTGCCTTTGTGGTAGTGGGTAAGAAGATAAATAGTAATAGAAATAATAAAATTTTTCCCATAAAATCAAAAACCTCTCTACTCTTAGAGAAGCATGAATTAGCCAAATTGTAAAGAGTTTGTAAGCTTAATTTTTATCTAAATTTAGCTAAAATACTATTTAAAACACTTTGTCAGCTTACAAGCTATTGTCCTGTGCTTCGACAATAAGTTACCTAAAGCCTGTTTCGTTAAAAACTTTACCTCTCCTCAAGGATTCTTAGGAATGTCGCAAGGCATCCAACATAAATTGGCACTACTCGTTTCGAGTCCACAACGCCGTCAACGCTCTCCTCAGTTAACCGCGTAGGGGACTGGGGTACTCCTTACTACCACCGTTGACGTTCAGCATAGGGTAGTAAGCGATAAAGGTGTGCTTACGACAGCGGTTATTATTTGACGTAACCGTACGCAATACCTTTTATCTACACATTTAATGGCATTCCAGCAGGGGGCTGTATAGTTCGCCTACCCGATCCCGCCAGTATTAAAAAACTGCCTAGGGAAGCAAGGTGTCAGACCCGAAGATCTAACTCCACGCTTCCTTAAACAGTTTAAAACGCGTGAATTATAACTTGCTTCCACCTGACTCACAGGTTTAGCTTATTGCTAAGCACAGTTATTTTATCAACGACCAAAGACCGTGTCAATACCTCTTGTGTAGTTAGCAGAAGTTTGGTACAATTCACTGACAAATAGCCTTGCGATTAGCACTTACGTGCGGCAAGGTTTTTTGTTTTTATGATGTTTCCAAACAATACTTCTAACGGTGATGTTGTGTCTGAAAATGACACAATGATGCTTCATAATGAAGATAACTACAGAGAGATTTCCGACTTACTTTCAACAATAATTGAGCAAAACGATAAAAACAATTATGAGCAGGTTTTTGATACGCTCATTCAACAAAATGAATCAATTGTTGAACAATTACGTCTGGTTAGTAATTCGATTTTAAACGTATCAACACAAAATAACTCAGAAATGAAAAAAATCATTTCTGCAATGGACACAATTGAGAAGTTTTTACCACTTATCAATACCTTAAAAGGTGAACGTGGGGAACGCGGAGAGAAGGGTGACCGCGGAGAAAAGGGCGAGCCTGGTGTTAATGGTAAGGATGGTAAAACACCAGTCGCTGGGGTTGACTTTCCACTTCCCAAAAATGGGAAGGATGCGTCTGTTGATTACGAACTCATTTTAGAAACAATTAAAAAAATTATCCCAAAACCAAAAGATGGAAAGGATGGAAAAGACGGTTCGCCTGATACAGGAAAAGACATCGTCAGAAAATTAACACTATTGGAAGGGAAAGACAAACTTTCATACGACGACTTAAAAGATACACCAAATTTAGAATATCTTGTCCGTACTTTTTCAGCGCGTGATTATGATTTTATTGAACTCAAAGACACACCAAGTAGTTATGTTGGTAATGCGGGGAAAATAGTACGCGTCAACTCTTCAGGAACTGGGTTAGAGTTTGTAACAAGCTCTAGTAGTTATACCCTCGTTGAAAATGAACACCCGCCAGAATCAGCCGATGATTCACGAGTTAATTTTACGTTCTTGCATACTCCGATTGCTAATTCCGAAAAGGTTTTTGTTGGGCCTGGAAGAATGACAGTCACCGCTGGAGACTACACCATTGCGGGCACGACTATAACTTTTACTACCCCACCACCAACAGGTGTTGTTATAACTTTTGATTATCGTTACTAATATGAATTTTTTTAAAAAAGTATTGCTTATAATATTGGTTGTTGGTTTAATCCCTGCTTTAGCAGCTGGGGCTAGCGTGCTGTTCCCGTACCAAGGTGGTACGGGGATTGGTTCTGTAACTGCTGGTGATGTAGGTAAGTTTTTGGCTGTATCTTCAACAAATCCATTTACATACAAACTAGTAACTGTAAGTGGAGGAGGGAGCACCACATCTACACTTCAAGACGTTACCACTAATGGCAACACTACAACCAACGCAATCCAATTTGCAGGTGGCACATCTACCGCCGCGTTCAGGGTGCAGGGTGTTTTTACAGCACCTACAAGCTCGTTTACCTACACCGACGCAACCACAACCAACGCTACGTTTGCCACAGTGGGCACACTCATGGGCAGTAACGCCACAATCACGAATGTATCGAGCACTAACGTTACTATCTCATCAACACTTAATGTTACAGGAGCAACTATCACTGGTCTTTCTTCAGCTAACCTTTCTGACGCTAGCAATCTAGCAAAATTAAACGCAATACAAGCTTTTACGGGTGTAAATACGTTTGCAACCACCACTGCTGCTAGTTCTACTATCGGCACTGCTAATGTAGGTAATTTGACGGTCACAAACACGCTATCACTGCCTAACAACTCAATTACTGACGCAATGGTAGTGGCAGCGTTAACCCTTAATGGGTCAACTATCGATAACAGCACAATTGGTGCTACGACACCATCAACTGGGGTGTTTACGAATGCGACAAGTACTAATTTCTTCGCTACCACTGGCACATTCACCAACTTAGTTGTCACCTCCGCAATAACAGGCGGTAGTCTTGCTATTTCTGGCAATGCAACTATTAGTGGGACGCTTGGTGTTACCGGGACAAGTACGCTTGCCACAACAACTATCACGCAACTCACGGTCTCGGGTAACGCTACTACTACCGGTAATCAGGTTATTTCCGGAACATTAGGCGTCACTGGCGCTAGCACGCTAGCGACTACTACGGTGACTAATTTCACGGCTTCACGTACCTCTACGCTGGCTACAACGACTATCACAGCTCTTACCGTGAGCGGGGCTATTAGCGGTTCATCATTAGCGCTCACCACACCTTTGCCGGTATCAAGTGGTGGTATTGGGGTGACAACTACTGCATCTAATACTGTTTTTGCTGGTCCAACTAGTGGGGCTAACGCGGCACCTGCATTCCGCAAATTAGTTACTGCCGATATCCCATATGACGTGCAGGTATTCTCTGCCAACGGGACATGGACTAAACCATCGTACGGTTCAATAGTTCGGGTTACCGTTTGTGGCGGTGGCGGCGGTGGTGGTTCTGGGCGTCGTGGGGCTGCTGGAGCTTCTGGAGGCGGTGGCGGTGGAGCTTCTGGGGATTGCACTACGGCAGAATTTTTACCAAGCGATCTATCATCGACAGTCTCAGTGACAGTTGGCGCCAAAGGAATTGGTGGTGCGGCAGTCACCACAAATAATACAGATGGTAACAATGGTGGCAACGCAGCAACATCATCCTTTGGTAGTTATGTGGTCGCTGGAGGTGGTGGTGGTGGTGGTGGTGGTCAATCTACTTCGGGCGGTCTTAATGGTTATCCAGCTCTGTCAGGTCATTGTTATGGACAATATGGAGCATATGGCGGTTTCGATTTTATTGGAAATTTTGGCTATGATTCGTCATTTTATGGTTCTAGCGCCTATTGTAGCCCTGCAAGTGGCGGCTCAGGTGGTGGTGTAAGTGCTGGTACATTCCAGCCTGGTGGAGATGGTGGTGTCTATTTCGGCATGGGGACTAATGCGCATGCTGCTGGTGGGGCGACAGCAGGAGCAGCGGGTGGAAACGGTGCGTCAGTCGGTTCACTTATGCCAGGAAATGGCGGAGCTGGTGGGGCTTCTGGCAACCATCTAGGCAGTATCGCTGGAGGTGCTGGTGGTGCAGCTAGCGGGTATGGTGGCGGTGGCGGTGGTGGTGGTTCGTCAGTTAATGGGGCTAATTCTGGTGCCGGTGGTAACGGTTCAGACGGTAAAGTTATCGTAGTTACATTTTAATTACTTTATATGCCAAAACAATTCGTGAAGTTAGATAAAAAAATACCATTAACCAAATTCGTAGAAACCAAATCAAGCGGTGTTAAATTCATCACCGAAGAGATTAACGGTGAAAGCATGGTAGCTGCAGTGCTCGCTGAGCGAAGTAATATTAGTGTAGCGCAATTATCAGACTGTAGATTTTTAGTTCTGGTGAATGACGGCACCACTATCACACTACACACTAAATTATATAACTCAATCACCGAAATTGAGACTGCTAATGTCGGGATGGACTATCTAATTAAAGAAGTAATTTTTATGTAGTATGCCTGAAACTTTGGGGGAAGTTTCTATCATACTTAATACCATTAAAGATGATATTAAGGAGATGAAACAGGATGGCAAAGAAACAAAAGAGCAAGCATATAAGACTAACGGGCGAGTGAATAAGCACGATGACGAGTTCGTTCATATTCATCAATCACTTAGAATTTTGAGCGACTCGCATAAAAAATTTGAAGACGAACTCAGTAAGGTAAAGGAGGAAACTAAACGTTTGCGCTCTACACTTATAGACTGGCTGTTGCGCATTCTGATGGCAATATTCGGGGCTGGTACAGCCGCGCAGAAGATAGGCGAGCTGATAAAACATTTAATGGGTTGATATGTACGATCGAATAAATAAATTTCTATTATTCATCATTATACTTAGCATAATTGCTCTTCTCATTGTTGTATATCACGGTTTTAAGGATATAAGTGCTGAAATGAAGCGCAATAGCATCGCATTAGAAAATTGTTACATAAAATCTAATTCAAGTGTTGGCTTTATGCCATTTAATGAATAAACATATGCAAAAGAAAACAAAAAAGCTTGGTGGTAATGGATTAGTTACCGGTGCTGGTGCTGGCGGTAAATTAAGTGTGCCTACACCACCAACACCACCAAAAAAATATGAGCCAACCACTCGTTTAGGTGGTGCTAAAAAATAACTATGCTGCCTATTCTTACACCAGAAGAAATCAAACAACCAAAAGTAATTGGCCTTATTCCGGAAGAGAAACAGGATGAGCGTGATTGGATATTAGGTGCTGTGGAAGAACCACTAAATTCAAAAGGGGACTGGAGGCCATACGTAACAGAGTTTGAGCTTCAACGTAATGGCATATTTGACCCGTGGAATTGTGTTACACAGTCGGCGTGGAACAAAATACAGTGTTTAGCAAATCTTAAATACGGGCTAAAACTTGATAAGTCAAAACGATTTACCGCGGTTATGTCTGGCACACTTCCAGGACGTGGGAACTCGGTCACTAATGTAGTTGAAAATATTCGTAAAATTGGTGGTGTGGAGGAGAGAGACTACGTCACCATGCGCCCTGATATGACCGAACAGGAATTCTACCAGGCAATCCCTCAAGAAGTGATCAACAAAGAAAACTTCAAACAACTGTGGAATTATAATCATGCTTGGTTGGCAGGGAACAGACCAGATATTATCGCCAATGCGCTTACTATTTCTCCCGTTATGGTGAGCGTTAACGGTCGGTATGAATACGATCAAAATGGTTATGTGAAACAAGACCAAAGCGGTGTGGTAACACACGAAGTGCTTGTCGTGGCAGCTGAACCAGGTAAATTCTGGTATGTACTTGATAGCGAAAATGATAAAGGTTTTGTACGGTTTGCTTGGGACTATATATTCATCGCGCCTAAAATTGGTTACTTAACTTATCTATCTTCTATGATGGTGTACAAAAAAAAAGGTGAACCAGCTCTTTACTTTCATAATCCAAAAGATAATAAATTGGTTCCGTTTGCAGATGGCCAAATAGTTGGCGGTGACTTGTTTAAGTTGTTTTTTGGTTCATACGCTAACATGCACATTCAAACAGTAGAAAAGCTACCGTTCGATGTTGCTCATTACTCAATAACTACTAAGTAGTATGGAAATGTTCAAATTAGGCTATAAAGACGCTATAAAAGGCGTTATAATGTCTGTATTGAGTTCGGTATTAACAGCTTTGCTAGGGATTATCCAGCAGAACGGTTTAGCATTGACTAATGCAGAGCTAAAAACCGTTGCTACCGTGGCAATTACTACATTTTTAAGCTACTTACTCAAAAACTTTCTTACAGATGAAAACGATAAATTTGTCGGTAAAATCTAGGTTTCTGAATTTGTCCAACCGTCCATGGGATACTGGACAATTATAGAACTTAAAACAGGCTTTACGGCCTGTTTTTTTCTTGGCTACAATGAGTGCATTTTTCAACACAATACACATGACTATATTCTTTCCCATCTACGACCATCCCAAAACACCCACCATGTCCGCTGTGACAATGACAAGGACAAGTTTTATTTGAGGTATTAGTCATTATTTTTGCATTTTTTCTTTCTTCAATATTCCACCCATTCTTTATAAACCTCTTCCCCCGTATTCGATACCCCATCTTTGGAAATCCATACGCCGTGAACAGGAATAAACCAAAGATAAAGATTGCACCAAGAATTGTTTCAAACATACTAAAAGTTTAAAAAAAGGTAGTTTTACAGCTCTACCAACTGTTTCCAAAATGGAACTAGTTACGCGGTGCCATCAGGACTGAGCGTAGGCCTCCCATTACGCTCTGAGAGCTCAATAGGGGACGTAGCAGTATGGACTACCTTACTAGACACCCACCACAGCTCTCTACAGCCTGTACAGCGCATTTTTGACTCGTGTCCGTGGATTCCTAAGCGGTCTACACCTTCTAGTGGTATAAACGGTTTCTCTTCCTGACAGAACGGACACACGATCATGGGAACAAAGGCGATGAGCGACATAGTTTCCTCCTTACAGGTTATCAAGGCTTAAGGCGAATACTAGCAAGACCTACTATTACGATTGCGACAAAAAAACCGTAGAAAAAATCGAACAAAACTATCTTGTCATTTTCGCAATTATACGTATTAACGATTTTAACAGGTTGTGTGAGTCCGGTTATGGTAGTTCCTATTCCACCATCTTTAACGTTTAAGGTTGTCATATTTACGGGTTATCAAGGCTTAATTGTACATTTACAATCACAGCTATATATTTTAAATCCATCAAACTCTACATAACCACACTTACCAAAAGAATTAAAACATCTTTTTGTTTTTAAGTGTGAATCAACCACTTCGCACACTTGCTCGCACTTCATACACTTAGCAGCGATAGGTGAGTCGCAACATTTTGATTTAATGGTCATAAATTTACTTTAAAATACTCCAAAGATACTCCTCGATTTTTTGGTAGGCGGTGTCGGGCGTAAGCAGTAATCTACCAAGATGTTCTGCAAAACCTAGACGTTGGAAAGGCGTCGAATCTGGAACGATCTCCTTCAAATTCCTCAACACATCCTCCACCTGCCAGGCGGGGCAGATTTTATTTTCGATTTGTCCATATTCATGAATTGCTGACAAACAACATATAATTAACATTTCATCCCAATTTACATACCACCAATGCCCCTCAAACCCCGGTACGAGAATGCTAAGATGCTGACAGAGTTCCGGCGAAAATTTTTCAATCATAGTTCCTTCTTAAAAATAACAATCGCTGATGGAAATGGCGCAGGATTCTTTTGGTCATCAAATTTCAATCTGCCTCTAATAAATCTTATCTCTGTAGCCTTCATGCAATAATCATGCCACCATTTCGTATCGGTACGGCTAGGAATGAGAAGCACAACTGTCTTGCCTTTCTGCCACTGCTCATAACTTTTTGCGATCCACTTCGGCAGCTCACGACCATAAGGCGGATTCACGAAGTTGCTATTTCCCCAATCACTTAGGAGACCGTCGATTTTAGGTCTTGGCGGACAAGGGTCATGGTCAAAAGCAAACTCTGCTTCAAGCACCTGATATACTGCCTTTGGTGTTTTCCAATCCATTCTTAACGAAGAAAAATGAACTTTCATATTTTGGCTTTTAACCCCGATACGAGGGAGGAGAGGTGGCGGCACATTTCGAGCGAGAATGTTTGTGGGGTCATACGCCAAATTCATTGTTAATTGCCGCAACTTCTTTAGTATCGTTCTTTCTACGTTCTCCGTCACTATGGAAGATAGCTTTTGCTTTATCGCCCTCCATTTCTACCACCCAAAAATCATCGTGCTCTAGTTTACTCATACCGTGCTTTATCGCCTGTTCTACGGTCGAAAACCGTTTTTTGTCAGTGTCGTAACATTCACCGAATCCATATTCTACATTGCCAACAAAATGTGGCTGAACGTACATGTACTTTTTTTCTTGGCTCATACAGGGCGTTTGAAGAATAAAGTGTAAGAATCTGAATCAAGCCAGTTTATAGCTGTGATTAGTTCATATCCTTCTTTCTCATATTTCCTGAAAGTATTACCGATATTCTCTGCTTCGACCATTCTAACTGAATGCTCAAACCGTTGTTTGTGTTTTTTCATATTTACGTCTAAAAGTTATATAAACACCTAAAGAAACATTCATTATATCTACTAATTCCCACCCCATCGCAGTATAAGAATTGATCATGGATAGAAGACCTTTTTTGCTGAAAGCGGTGTTACCGACATACTCATACTTTTGTTTGTGTTTTTTGGGTTTTGGGGTCATAGTGACATTTCATTTTAGGAGTAAACCACATTTCGCTTTTCATATTGCAGAACGGACAGAGACCTTGTGGGAGGATTATTTTACCTTCCTCATCTCTTAACGGGATGATGCACTGCTCGAAGAAAATCTCGCTATCCGCACCGATCTTGTATGGTTCATAGCTCTGAACGCAACACTGACAGTTTTTTGATTTTTTCATACACTTAACATCTTATAGAGCGCTTCCCAGACTCTCACAGATTCATAATGTGGGTTAGTGGGCATAGGGTTATTTTAAGTTGATTGTAACACCGACTCCATCGCTATTTTCGATGTAGCAC